CAATCCACCGGGGAAGCCAAGAACTAAGGACATCGCAGTGCCTACCGCCGCCGTTACGCCTGCCATTTCAAGCAGATTTGCGGTGATATCCCCTGTTCCTGTGACTATATCAAATATGCCATCTTTAATGACTGCAAACTCTGCCACCGAACCAAGCAGACCGCCAAGAGCCTTTGTCGCCAATGACAAATTACTGCTAAAAGAGTTTACGCCTAATGCCAATGACTCGAAGATGTTTCCGCCACCACCCGCAGCCGCAAACGCGCCTGTGATATTTGATATCAGACTCGTAATGCTAAAGTCAGATGATATACTCCTAAACGCTGCTGAGAATAGATTAGAAACGCCTCTTGAAACACTCGATGCAAGTCCGGGAAGCGCAAGCACACCCAATATTGCACTTTCTATCGGGGCAGCTTCAAACATTCCAATATAAGCCTTTACGCCTGCGTTAAGAGCATCCCAGAGAAGTCTTGCAGCTTTAGCACCTATCTCGATAAAGTCTATCCCCGCAAGGAACTCGCCTATACTCTTACCAACCTTCTTCCAATCAGTTTTTTCAAGTGCTGTAATCAATAGGTCAAGTATGCCTTTAGCCCAAGTGCTTACGGTCTTTCCTGCACTCTTTAAATCAATATCCGCAAACAGGCCATTAATGGAGTCTGCGACTGCCTTGCCTATCCTCTTCCACTGTATAGTTGAACCCAGAGTAGAGAAGAATTTTATAGCAGTGTTTATACCCTGCGCGATAGTCTTACCTACATTCTTCCAATTTGTCTTTGCTATAGCGCCATTTATTGCCTGCGCGAAGTCTTTTGCCAGCCCTGTAGCCGCACTCTGAATGGTTTTCCAATCCAGATTATCAACAAATCCGTTTATCCATGATCCTATGTCGATACCAAGCTGGTATCCATCGAACTCTTTTGCGAAAGCATCTAAAGCATGAGCGATAGTATTAATAGCCTTTGCAATAAATCCGCCCTTCTCATAGAACAGTTCAGCATCCGACAGATAGCCATTTAAGAATTTTGCAAGCCCCTTTCCAAATCTCTCGGCCTTATCATAGATCGCATCCCAATCTATGCCCTGCAGCCATTCCTTCTGTACCTCTGCTATTCTCTTGCCGAGTTTGAACAGAGTATCATAGATTGAATCATACCCCGTAGCGGTCTTTTCCCACTTAACAAGAGCATCCTGCGCCGCATCTGCACCGCCTGTCACATCACCAGCTCCGCCGCCTTTTCCATCGTTCGGATTAAAGACATTCAACTCGTCTATGCCGAGCATATAGTCTTTCATCTTCTTTGCTGATCCGGCAGCATCGTCAAGGTTGTCAGCTAAGTCTTCGGAGTCATCAGCCAGAGTACCAACATCGGTTATCTCAACCTTCCATCCGAATATCTTACCGAGCGCATTAAGAGTAGATTCTGCAAGATGTATAATCGAGTTCATGGCATCGTTAAAGCCTCTTACGAGTGGCTTAAACACATTTATGCCGATAGTACCAAGAACTTTCTTTAACTGAACAAGACGCTCCTGTGCGATTCTTACCTGATTAGCGAACGTGTTTATCGTTCTCTCGAAGTCCCCGTGTGCAGCGGTAGTATTTGCCATGACGTACTGATATCTCAGCAACATCTTCTCATACTGAGACATCTTCTTTATGTTGGCATCCATGCCGTTCGCCAGAGCGAACTCCTTAAGAGTTGCCTGCGTAATATCCAAGCCGTATTGCCTTAACGGTCTGGTCTGCCCGGTAAAGATAGACTCTAAAGTCTTTGCAACGTCCTTATAATCCTTATTATAGAACGATGCCATATCGCCTGCCAGCTTAGTCAGGTTAAGCGATACGTCTGCCATCGACTGTTCCATGCCTGCATAAGACTTCTCCGAGCCATCACCCATCTTTGTAACAGCAGTTAAGAAGTCATTTGTTGATGTTATAGCCTCTTTAGGCACGCCCATGTTTTTACCCATGGACTGAAAACGTGATCCGATTTCTTTTGCAGTCAGCTCAGACATACCCAAAGTGTCAACGGCTGTCCTTGCAAAATCGTCCATTTTTTCTGACATATCCGTGAACACGTTGTCAACAACGTTCTGTACTTCCACAAGATCAGAAGCAAGTTTCATGGATGATCCGAACCATCTTCCCACTCTCAGGAACGCCCAATATGTCGCATACAACTTACCTATGGTAGCCGCCAGACTAAACGCGGACTTCTGAGCCTTCTGAGCGTGTCCATGGAACAGTTTAAGACCTTTGCCCGCCCTATCCGTAGCCGAAGGCATAGCACGCATATTCCCGGACAGATTAGCCATAGCATTAGCCAAGTCTATAACATTCTGGCTTACAGTCGGAGCGGTAGACAGAGTATCTATCAGACTTCTAAATGCCGTAGCCAACTGAGGAATAGTAGTTATTGCGTTTTGTGCGGTCGAGCGCCCAAACATAGACAAAGACTGCGCCAAATCCGCAAGACCATCTACATGAACCTCGCCTACTGCCTTTATAGCTGTAAGTCCACTTGCTACTTCGCCAAGAGATGCCGCAGCATTTACAACGCCCTTAGAACCAAGTCCTCTTAACTGTGATGTGAGTCCATCTACATCACCACTTAAAGCGTCAACGCCGCCTACGAGTTTTATAGCCCTCAGACCATTCGCTATCTCTATCATGGACTGCCCGGCACGAGTCGCAGAAGTACCGCCTAATACGTTCGCAGATGAAGCAAGTGTCTGAAAGTTTGTGAAATCAGGTATTGTTATACCATCCAAATCCGCAAGACCATCTATAAAACGTTCAAACGGACTCGCAGCCGAAGCTATTGCTTTTAGGTTTTCAACCTTTGCAGTAACCTCATTCATAATCTGTGAGAATGTCTGCCCGGATGAAAGTGCAGCCATACTCGTTGCATCGGTCGTTGTTCCTACGCTCTGAGCAAGACTATTCAGCGTATGATCGAGCTGCCCGGTACTAATAGCACCCTTAGATACTGCTTCGTTATATGACAGCGTAGCCTTCTGTGCCTGCTTTAAATATTCCACAAGGGATGAAAGTGCGTCTTCTTCACTCTGCATGGTATTAAAAATACCATTGTCTGCATCCATTCCCATTGCGGTATTGATATCCCGCATCAAATTGATAACAGAAGTACCCTTAGTGGCATTAGTAGTCGTATTACGGATACCAAGAGTACCCATATTTGACTTATAATCATCTCCCCACTCAGCCCGCATACGCGACGGAACAACCAAAGACGATGCAGAAACCATCTCGCGGACTTTTGCTGCTGTATCGTCTGCCTGTATGCCTATCTGAGCGTATTCCTTAATCAGTTTGTCTATAACACTTATAGCTTTGCCGACTTCTGCATCATTTCCAGCTACAGAAAACATATTCTCTATAGCAAGTGCCAATGACTGAACAGCCTTTTTGTCTGTTATGCCCCATTCACGAGCAATCTTATCAGACATACTCTTAGCCGCTCCGCTGACTTGATTAGCCTGCTTTGTCACTTTATCAAGTCCAAAATTAGCCAGACTCTTCCCTGCGTTTGAAAGTTTGTTTAACGATTTTCTTAGATCATCAATCGCCTTTACATCAAACTCTTTAGTGACATTTGAAAGTCTCTGCATACGGGCTACAAACGTATTCAGAGAAGCCATGCTAAGAGCGTTGCCTAACCCCACAAGCGATTTTGTGAGGTTCTTAATGGCTTTGTCCGCATCATCGACTGAGGCTTTTATTTGAATGTCAAGGGTATCAAGTTCCATTTCGTTTCTCCTTTGTGTGTATATTAAAAAAGGCGGCGGGATCACCCGCCGCTCATTCTCTTTTCAGCTAACTCTTGATTAAATCTCGCGATCTCGAGTCTATGGAAAAGTCTATCTGCATCTCTTCGCGCCTTCTCTTCTATCTCTTTCTGCGTTAAAGGTTTGTTCTTCTCATACAACTCTTTAAGAATCGGCTGTTTTCTATACTCTAAAGGTTTTGTGTTTTTCTTTCGGAACGCATTGCCTAATACTACAGAAATAGCCTCTAATGTATAGAAGCCCCCAAGCCATGCTTCCTCATCACTTATCCTTCTCCGTATTTTTTCTGCTTCAAAATACGGTTCTATCTCTACCGGGTATGAATCCCAAAACTCTTTTGCTGTTATACCTACTGCCAAACATTGTGGCAGCAAAGTTTTTCGGTATCTCTCCCGTTTGGATTTATATTTTACTTCTTCGTCTTCTTCTCCTGAGTCTCTTCCGGGGTCTCGTTTGCTGTGTTCAGGAGAGCTTTGAAAAAACCCGACTCTTTCAACTCATTATTTAGAGTGTCGGTCATTTCTCTGAGATCACCGCCAGCTATCAAATGCTGCTCTATCTCTTCGCCTGCTTCCTCTAAATCCATACCACCACTAATAGCGAGATATGCCCTCAGAACACTCTGAGGTTTTCTGCCAAGATCAGAGATAGCTACTCCCATCTCTTCAAACAAACATGAAACATTGTAGTTGTATTTTGCGCCTTCGTACTCTTTGCCATTTACTGTGAATTTCATAATATTCCCCTTTCTCATTAAAAAGGGGCGGTGTTACCCGCCCCCCCCCCAAATAGTTTATGATGCGTTGCAAGTAAGTCCTGACAGATCGTATTCCTTCCTGCTGGAATGTCCGCCATCTGTCGTTGTAACGATGAACTTCTGCGTATCCTTGTCATTGACCATGAATACACCATTCATCTGCGGATCACCAAGAATTTCTACAAGCCCGCTATCGTCGTCGATAGGAGTTGTACCGCCCGGGCCACCGTAAGTAGGTCTAAGGCCAACTTTAACGGACGTTGCGCCCGTAGGAACGTCTGATATCTTCAATACCATGAAGTTACCGTCGCCCCAATATGCTGCGATATCACCCGTGTCGAGGTACTTTAATGTACCCGTTATAGCGTCTGTGCCGACCGTCACACCGTTCTGAATGTCACTAACGGTTGTGCCGTATACTACAGTCCCAGCGGCTTCGGCAGCTACCGTGGGACTACCTATTCCCCCAGTGCCACCGACTCAAGAGGCTCAACTGCATCTACCGGGCCAACATAGTTGTTGATAGTAAGCTGTATCTCAACAGTTTCAAGTCCGTTCTGAGACTCTTCCGGCATAGGGAACGCAGGCGGGGTCTGCGCCCAGAAAGCGAACATCTTTGCCCTGTCGGGATTGTAGTTTACGAAGCAGATCGACTTTCCTGCTGCTCTCGCACTCTTAGATGCGGTGAATACCTCTTCCCAAGCTGCGATAGTATCATCTGTTACGTTAACAGTGATAGATACAGTACCGCCCGTAGAAGCACGTCCAGCGATCATCTGCTCGATCTCGTCTTCAAGTGCAGAAGCATCTATTTCCTCAGTGTCGAGGTTGATGCCGCCGATGCTGTTGATTCTTGTGAGTAAGTGAAATTCGTTGGGTAATGTTCCGATTGTGCCAACCTTTGCACCAAGCAGAACGCCAACAGTTGAAATACCGGGTAATGCCATTTTAGTTTTCTCCCTTCTTTGTGATAATAAAAAAGCACCCTTTCGGATGCTGATTTACGTTTAACGTGAAACTATTGCGCTATAGCGTCGCCCGCTCCAATCATCCTTCGGAAACGTGCTACGCCCCACGCAATCTTGTTATCGGTTTGTACGCTCGGAAACATCGTTACGCTAAAGCCCATGCGTTTCATTTCCATGATCGCATCACTTAATATCGCTCTACACTCTGTCTCGTTTACGTTCGACCAAACTTGAATCTCGGCAGTATATAACATAGCGTTTACACCGTCGTTTACCAAGTCGTTACCTTCTTCTATAGGCTGCAATTCGTGTAGATACAATGTGGGAAACTTCGTAACGGTGCTTTCAGACTTCGTGGTGCAGTTCAGCTTCGAATACGGAGCATCCTTGCGTGTCGCAAGCATATATTCTACCTGTGTAAACACATTCGGCAATACTTTTAAGAACCACTTATCGTCCACCATACACCTCTTTTGCTATTGTCTCTATACTTTGTATTATCTCCACTACAGCCGTATACATCGGCATTGTAGCCTGTGTACCGTAAGAGCGTACCGCCTCTCCATT